CACATGGAGCTACTACTTTTACAACAACAGATGATAATGCTACAGCAGCAGATTTAATTTTTACTCCTGATGGAGATGTTCGTTTTAATATATTAGATGCTGATGTTGATTCTTTGTTTAAAATAGCAACTGTTGGTGGAACCCACACATTCTGACCGGTGTTTCTATCAACGGTCTGGACCCATGGATAGAATGTAGCACCGTAAGAAGAATCGATTCTTCTGTTTTTAAGGTTATTTGCAGAAGTTGTTGGATCTGTTTGAGTGGTTCGACTCACCCTATCGGAGTAATATCTCTCATGCGGAGGAACATACACATCCGGAAGGTCAATAATTGCCATGGCATCGGCCCTCTCTGCACATGTGTCAATCATCTTCGTTGTTAGCGTAGTGTTTGTTAGGCCCGGAATTGCCAAGAGATTCATATTTAGCTGCTCTGGATCGGCAATTGTCTCAATCGCGCGATTGTATGTGTGGAAGACGTAACTATTATCTTCTGTGCTCGTATTTGACATTTCACCGTTTCTCAGTGGATCTGGCTTAGTAATATCGAATCCGTCAAAACCTCCCCAGAAAGGAGCAGTGAACTTGTTAATCTTATTGTTTAGAAGCGCTTCGTATCCATTAACTGCGGTGAAGCTTGTTCCGGCTGCTCTAGAGCCTGCGTTGTATTGATAAAGAATGGCAGAGCCGGAAATATCATCCATTGTAAAAATGTAAGACTGCGCGTCAACACCGGTAGGTGCAGAATCTGGTACGCCATTTGGATTTGCTTGCCCTTCAAGAAGAAGGTTGTGTGCATCAAAGATGCCGCTAGATGGCCTACTAGAGCCCGAAGTTCTTGTAGTATCAAATCCAAAGTATGCTTTTTTCTGACTAACTACGCCGCTGCTTCTGCCGCTGGGCCGCAGCCTTACTTCCGGGAAAGTGAACGAAGCTGTTGCTGCGGCTCCAAAAGAGGAAGAAAGAAGCAGTGCAACATTACTGTGTGCTCCCGGCAGACCTGTACCAAGAGTGATGAATTTTTGACTGTAAGTGGAGGAGTTGCTGCCGGTCATGCCCGTTGCTGCAACATTACTGAATTGTGGAGGGCCATAATAACCGAAAGGAAGAAGTGTTGCCTCTGAAGCGTTACCAAATTCTAAACCAGGGTCCATCTCAACTCTAACAAACTTAGAGCGGTTATCGTAGTCGCCGTATTCTCTGAGGATTCTGTCGCTTTCGTTCCATCTTAAAAATTTGTCACCAATCCGGCGCGCAATATAATTTTCAGATGTAGGATCAAGAGTCAGATTGTCGAATCTTTCTAGCACTACAACACCCTGGTCATTATCGTTAATGTCTCGGATAATGAGACTAAATGTTCCGTAAGGATTTGTAGTGGTGGTGGACTGCCTGATGTTATCGATAGAAACCTTGGCATGCTTATGGAGCCATTCGCCATGTCCTCGGCCAATAAGTCTAAATAGCTTTGTTGCGTTTGAAGCACTGTAAGAGCCAGCATCCCCAAGATCCTGTCCAATAAACCAGCCGGCAATTGCTTCTTGCGAAGGTGCTTTTTTATCATGCATGCCGGTTGCCGAGTCACTACCTAAAGCAATACCAACAATCGCGCCAACAAGATTTGTTGCGGAATTGAATCCTGCGTCGTTCAATTCTTGTTCGTAAGTTTCACCAAGCCAATAATCTTCAAAATCTTCAGTAGGGAAAAAAGTATTAGCAGTAGATGTCTTTTGAGGATCCTTGTTTAGACCGGTCTTTCTTATAAAGGTATCATCGTCTTCGTTAAGGCTAACAGTAAAAACTTTTTCTCCATTAGTACTACCACTGACTACAATCTTAAAGTTTCCGTTACTATCAGAATTAACAAGAGTCGAGGACTTCTTGACAATTTCTGTTGTTGTTCCGGCGAGAGAGCCGGAAAGCATGACTGAGCCGCTTTGCACATAGATAACTGCGGCCAGTGTTCCATCGCCGCTAGCGTTATAGTTACCAGCAGAAGAAGAGTTGTAGACAAAAAGTCCATACGCGCCACCCGGTGTGGCGGTTGCTGGCTTGCCAATCGTTTTCCATCCAGCCCCGGCAGCGTCCTCGGAGGCAGCACCACCTGTTGTTGTTTCCTGTCCAAGAAGGCGAACAAACGTTAAAGGAGCTACATTTGAATTCAGGAACGCCTTTGCAGCGTATGTTGCGTACATTGGGCTCTGATAGTTCCCATCGCGGTAAACGTCGCCGGCTCCATTTCCAGGCACAGTGTCGCCAAACATTTCAACAAATTCAGAGTAAGACTGAACCGTGACTGGCTGCATACCCAAGCCTCTTTTTGCGCGTCCAATGACGACAGGGCCGATGTTTTCTGCCTCTCTTGGTAGAAAAGAATTATCAATCTCTTCGATAAAAACACCTGGAGAAACAAACTTAAAATTACTAACTGGCATTATCTAAAACTCCTTACATACAACGATTAGTTGCTTTTTAATAATCATATTTAAATAGTAGCCAAGTTTTCGAAAGGGTATTTTTACTTCAGGAAGTGATGTTAAAGAAACCGTCGTCGTCTTCTTTAACTATGCCTTCTTGTGGGAAAGTTATTTCTACAAAATTTTCGTCTACACGCACAATTGGACGGTCATCATTCTCGCCCTCACCTATTAAATATCCCAGAACTCTTATATTTATCTCGGTTGTATACATTCTGCTATCTTCATTTAGGTTAGCAGCATTATTGTTCTGGTTGAATCCTTGATCTATAAAAGCTTCATATTTGTGGCCGTTTCTTCGTAAAATGAAAGAATTTATTTGGCCTGTTCTTGCCATAAAGGGCGTCACTATATCATTCATTTGCTGTTGGTATTCTGTTTTTATAGAAATTTTATATTCTACGTTTATATACACCGGTATAGGAATTGTTAAAGTCTGTATTACTATCTTTTTATTTATTCTTGGAAAGTAACGGTCTTGCCTTCCTGATGTGTAGTTTGTTGCCCTGGTGTTCCCAACCACTGCAAAATTTCTTGTTTTATCTTGCACTATTCTTTTTGCTAAAACTATTCTGCCAGAACGCCCATCGTTTTCTTGTGAAAAAGTGTGAGCTTGATAAGAACCTTTTCTGGTTGGATCCTTTGTTATATTAGTTCTTTCAATGCTGATCAAAGGCAATTTAAAAGCACCATCAGAATCACGAAGCTCTTTGTCGTTTTTTATCTGAAATGCGCGCTCCGGAGACTGCCACAAGACAGGAACTTTTGTCCAGCCCTCGTTGGTCCTTGCGCTTAATTCTAAATCGTCTGTAAGCCACTCTACGATTGAATAATCAATAGATTCTATGCTGGATGCAAGCATGCCGATCTCTGAAAGCTTCAGGTTAGAGCCCGGTGGCAGCATAGCAAAATCAAAATTATCAGGTAGCATCAAACATCCCCTTTCTAGCTCTTCTACATCTAGCAACAATCTCAAATTCTTGCCCGTCTTGACCAAAAAGAAGCTTTGGTTCGGATAATTTTACTATTTCGTGATAATTGCCGTTGTACAAAACAAAATCGCCTTCTCTAACAAATACGTTTTGATCTTCTTCTAATCTTCTTTTATGGAAATGCACGTTAATTTCCCAAATCTTATCGATACCTGCGCCTTCTAAATAATCTGTAGAAAAGTCTGTGTACTCGACTAGCGCGTAGACTCGTAAAGGCGGCAAGAAAGTTTTTTCTATTGCTTCTCCATAAAGAGGGTGAAAATTTGTTGTTTCCAGATCAATAGAATAGTAAATAATCTGCTGACCGATGATTTTTTCGATTAATTCATCGTTAACTTGCTTTACTAAGTCACGCTCCTTTTTCCCTAAGAACAAAGGAGGTGGAGGAGCAGCCGGTCTATCCCATTTATCTTTTGGCATTTATTTAATTATCCTACAAATATTGGCAGAGGCGACTGTTTAAGTGCCTGGGCGGCTGCTTCTGTAACTTCAGCATCAGATTTAGCGATTTCTTTATAGTTTATCCTATCGATCATTTCCATCAGCTTGTCTTTGAGGTTTTGCTGTTCTTCTTTTGCTTGAGACAATAGCTCAGAGTGGTTCAGAGTCACACTTTCACCGGGAATAGGCATTGTCGTAAACTTGCCTCTAATCTGTCCCAACATTTCTTTAGATAGGGCTAAAGCATACTTGCGAATCCATTGTTTACCAATGGCATTTATATTTTCATAAGGAACATTGTCGAAAGGAATTGTGTTGAAGTTGTTGATACCCTTGACCCCATCGTCGTATCTGGAGTTCTCCTCCCATGCATCCGATGCGTCTACATAAAAATTAACCCAAACACGGTCTAGGCCACTATCTGAAAAAGCAAATTGATCTGGACTTGGGTATAGGCGAAGTCGGTTGTCTTTTATTTCATAAGAATAGTGAGAAGTTCTGGTATAAATGGAGTCTTCATACATAATCGCCTGAAGCTTGTTCTGCCACGTTGGAATGACTTCGAATGTTGAATCATCAGCAAACTGACCGTATGTAGAATAATTTCCTACAACTCCTATTCCGCCGTAATATCCATAAAAACGCCACATGGCTCTTGGAGAAATATAATAAACTCTTGTTATAACAACTCTTTTGTTTCCAACAACCCCAGAGAAGTCGATAGCATTACCGCCATCATCTAATCCTGTGGCAGAGGCACCTGAAATTATTGTTTGAAGGTCGTAGTCCTGCGTATTTCTTG